CGGTAGGTTAGTATGAAACAGACTAAAAGCATATGTAATAGTTCATCCATAGGCATTACTGAATTATTGATTTTTTTACAAGTTTCCTGGGCTAAGAGATATATTTCAGGTTCTACATTACAAGACAACAAAAATCCATCTTTTGTTTTTATATTTAAATATTTGTCTGAACGATTAAGAATATTACGTATAAGCTGTTTACATCGATACTTAGTGGCTAATCCATCATAATTTAAGTTTATTCTTTCTAACATTACCTCTTGAAAATTGTTTAAAAAAAGAGTATCCCCTTGATTGAATCTATCAATTAATTTAGATTTCATTTAAAATCCTCTTGACATGTCCTATGAAAATAATTTAAAATGATAATGTGTTTCTATGTATCCTTATTTATAACCAATTTTGGAGTTATAAATGGCAAAAAAATTGATTTTAAAAACAAAACCTAATTCAGTGTTTAAAAGTATAAATGATACACTTTTAAAAGACAAGCTTTGTTTGTATTTGGAACGTGGTTTGCCAATTGAAGATGTTATAAAGCTTACAGGAACAAGCAAATATAAACTTAATGTCCTCAGATGTGATCCTGAATTTGAGGATTTTTTACAGGCTTGTTCAGTTAAATGTGAAGCTGATAATTTGGGTAACATTAAAGATGCTGGAGATATGGGCCAATGGCAAGCATCTTCCTGGTTACTTGAACGTTTATATCCTGATAAATATGGAAAAAAAGACACAGTACGGCATGAATACGAAATTAAACTTAATTCATTTATTAAATTGATATTTAGTGCCGTAAATGAACTTGATTCTCATATTCGGTCTTCTGTTTATGGAAAACTCAGAGATCTTGATATTAGACAAGAAATAATGAATATGGAACAAGTAAAAGAATTGACATATGAACCAGAGAAAATAGCTAAATAATGGAAGCAGCTTTTAGTCAAGAAATAGGAACGTTTCTGAAAAGTAAAGTAGCTTACTTACTCGATGGTATTAATGTTGAGTATGAAGATATGGTTCCTAAAAAATCTGAGTGGTTCGTTCAACAAATTTTAAAAGATACCAGAGGAAGGATAGTTAAAAATGAAGCGGTGCATAATATTATGCATCGCTTTATTCGTTTTGCCAGATCTAAAGGGTTTAATAGATACCTTGTATTAGGTGCTTTTGGTCATGGTAAGACTGAGCAATTATGTACTGGATATGTATTATATCGAATTGCTGAAAATCCAAATATTCTTATAAAGCTTGTTCATGTTTCTGAAACTGAAGCAGTAAAAAGATGTAGGGCTGTCAGAGATTACATTCAGAAAGATGAAGACTTCAAAAGAATGGCCCCTCACATTATTCCTACTACCATTTGGGGTTCTCAACGATTTATTGTCAAAAGATCAGCTATGTTGAAGGACGGAACATGTGAAGCTTATGGTATTATGTCAACAGCTATCGGTGGACGAGCTAATTTATTGATCTTTGATGATCCTCAAGATCTTAAAACAGCAGTACTTGAGCCTACCACAAGAGTAAAAATAGAAGATGTATTTAAAAATATATGGTTAACTCGTTTGATACCACAAGATTCAGAAGCAATAGTTATGATGAATAAGTGGCATGAAAATGATTTAGCAGGAGTAATTAAAAATAATCCAATATGGTCATGGATGTCCATTGCTGTAAGTGAAAATAAAGATCAACTCTTATATGAAGATTCATTTGGACGTAAGATGACCTTTCCAGTGTGGTCATTATTTAATGAAAAAGATCTTCTGATAAAACATAAAGAGTTAGGTACAAGGGATTTTGATAGAGGTTATAGATTAATTCCTTATACTGATTCAGATAAATCCTTTTCTAATTTCCTCAAGTGTTGTCACTACGGAGTAAAGCCCTCCTCAATCATTGAAGATCCTACTAATTGGTTTTTTATTGGAGGGATTGATTTTGCCGGATTACACAGGCCAGGAACAGTTTTAGTGGTTCTTGCAGTTCATAAAAAAACAGGTATGAAAGTTCCTTTAGAAATTGATACATTAAGAGGTACAGGAGATATTATACCTCTTATGATTAAATACTATAGGAAATATGGTTGTGATTTGTACAAGGCTGAAAACAATGGTGTACAAGAAGCAATCATTGATATGCTGATTTCATCTTTAGGAGATGAAAAGGTTAGAAGGTATGGAATTAAAGTAGAACCATTTTTAACTGGACGCAATAAAGCTGATCCAATTATAGGTTTACCATCCATTGATAAAGAATTTGAGAATCAAGAATGGATGTGGTGTTTTACTGATAAGCCTGAAGTTGGAAATATTGATGAACGCAATCCTTGGCATAAAGCCTACCAAGAATTCAAACACCATCCTTTTTTTGAAACTTCCGATATAGTAATGGCATCTTGGTTTGCAAGAGAGGGTGCAAAAGAACTATTTCGTGGTAGTGGTGGCCCATCTATCTATTAATGTGTTATTCCGTTATACGGTAAAAAACACAGTAGGAGAATGAATATGAAACTCGGCCCTTTAGAGATTACTTATGGAAAGAAGTCCTATAATGATTTAGTTACTATGATGCGGAGGGAAAAATCTGATAATGTTGCCAGTCTAAAAACTCAACCGAGAATTCAATTGACAGAATATAAATCATGGGTTTCTTCTTGTGTAAGTTTAATTTCTGATCGTGTTTCTACTTTACCTTATTCCTTTTATAATAAAAATACAGGAGAAGAATTAAACACTAAAAATAAAGGGTATCAAGTTTTTACAAAACCTTTTCGTATTCCTAATGATTTAATGAGCTTTAGATTTATTAAATCTTTTTGTCAATTACAGTTAGATATGTGTGGAATGTCTTTTATTTATATGGCAAAAAATAAATTAGGACAAGTATGGGAACTTTGGCCTTTGAATATGAATGATTTTATGAAGGTTGATGTTTCTGATGATATTGTCAGACCAACAGTAAAATATACTTTTAAAAGTGGTAATGGTTATATTAATTTTGATATTAGTGAATTAATCATTTTAAATTATGTTCATCCTATTAATCCTTATCTTGGTGCAAGTCCTATACAATCACAAGCATATGCACAGGATATTGATACTTACATAGAAATTTATGAAAGAGATTTTTTCAAAAATTCAGCAAGAATAGATTTTGCTTTAACTACTGATGAAAAAATAGATCAGGCAAAAGCTGATGAATTAAAAGAACGATGGAAAGAAAAGTATCAAGGTTCATACCATGATGTAGCTGTTTTAGATTCTGGATTAAAACCTGTACCTATATCCTATGCAAATCGTGATTTTGAATTTTTAGAACTTGGTAAATGGACAATGGACAAGGTTTTTGCTGCATATCGAGTACCAAAATCAAAATTGGTTTCTGAAGGTGGTAGAGCATCAAATGTACAGGATGATATTTCTTTTAATAGAGAATCAATACAACCACGTTTATCTCTTTGGGATGAAGAAATTACCAAAGAAGTAATGCCTACCTTTAATACTAACATTGAGTTTAGGCATCAAAATCCAATTCCAAGAGATCGATTAATTGAAGTACAGGAAGGAAGAATTCATGTAGGAATACCTACATTAACATTAAATGAGTTTAGAACAAAAACACACCAGCTTGAAATTATTGAGGGTGGAGATCGTATTTTTATTCAAAAAGATATGATTCCTTTAGATAGATTGGATGAAATTATTGATGCAAATTTAGAAGCACAGAAACCAGTAGCAGAAGAAACTCCATTAGATCCAGAGGATGATGATAGAGATGATGAACCTGATTCACATGTTAATCCTGATGGATCAGATGATAGGGATGATAATCCTACTGATGATCGATCTATTGATACTTTAGATAATACTCATTTTAAATTCCTTTGTGATAAAATTAGAGATACCATAAATAATTTTATTAAAGATAATATAGGAGTTGATATTAAGCAAGAGGAAAGCCTTGAAAAAAATCTTAATGTAATTTTTTCTGATATAATAATAGGTATGGTAGATTATATGCTTGGTTACTTTGGAGAAAAAACAATCTTTTTGGATATTGTTGATATGAAAGATTGGATAGCTCCAATAACGGATAAGGTGGTAACTGAGTATAAGAGTACATTAACTAAAAACCCAAAATGGAATGAAGACGATTGGAAAAGTTATTTTGAGAGTCAGATAGATTCCAATCCAAGATTGTCTAAAATAACAAACTCCTTGTCCAAGGCGTGTATTAATTACACGAAATGGTTGATCTTTAGAAAAAATGATAAACAAATTGAGTGGATTGTAAATAGTAATGAATGTGGACATAAGGGAAAAATAAAAGAATTTGTTTCTAAGGATCATTTTCAAATTGGAAATATGAAACTTCGATTTCCTAATGAGGTTTTAAATTTTTCATGTGATTGTACCATAACTGAAAACAAATAATTAGATAAGGAGTAAAATTATGGCTTATGATATTTTAGCAAAAGATGGTAGACCCATTAAAAAAGATGGTGATCCTATCAAGGCAATGGACATTACAATAGAAAAGATTGAACAATTAGATAATGCTAATAAATCTTTTGTTGCTGTAGCTTCAACTGAAGATGAAGATCGACATAAAGATATTGTTAGACAAGATGGATGGAAACTTACTAATTTTAAAAAGAATCCAATGATTCCCTGGAGTCATGATTATTGGGGGGTTCCCATAGCTCGATCTTTAAAAACATGGGTAGATAAAGAAGCTAAGAAACTTATGTTTAAACCTCAATTTGATGCTGATGATGAAGCCAGTATGAAAATTTACAATAAGTATAAGAATGGTTTTCTTACTTCTTTTTCTGTTGGTTTTAGAGACCTTAAATCTAAATATCGAAATGAAGATGAACGTTGGTTTGGAGGAACTGAATTTCTTGAACAAGAGTTACTTGAAATTTCAGCCGTAACAATTCCTGCTAATCCTAATGCTACTGTTTCTTTAAATGGTGATGAATCTATTCAAAATCTTTTGCAATTGGGTTATCCTCAAAAATATGCAGAAACCGAACATGGTCTTTTTTATCCTATTCGTGAAGAATTAGGTGAATTTATTAATCCAGAAGTTAAAGACCTTGAAGATGATGTAGAAGGAATACAAGGAGTTTATGCCAATATTATTTCTGAATTGAAAGAAGATGGTTCTGGTGGAATTGCAATTCCTGTTGGTTATTATTTTGATCCTGAAATATGGTCAACCGTAGGAATCAAATCTTGGATTAATGATAACCATGATAAGACTTATAAATTTCATTATTATAATTGGAAATGGATTGATGAAAATAAAGATTTTGAAATTGAAGACAAGGAAGAAGAAAAAGAAATTCCTGATTTTGATGAACCAATTAAAATTACCACACCTAATAATGTTCCTCTTGCTGTCTTAGGTGATGATATTGATGATAATGATGATGCTGATGCTGTATCACACCAATGTGATGATGGTTCAGATACAAAAAAAATTATTGAGGTACTTGATAAGCATCTTGAAGCTATTTCAAATGGTGTTGTATTGGCCCTTGAAAAGTTTAATGAAAGCTTATTTGAAATTAAATCATTACTTAATAAAAAAACTGTTGATTCTGATTTACAAATAGACGATAATAAAAGTAATGATGATTTGGATAGTTCTGATGATGATGATAAATCTAATTCAAAATCCGATGATGACATTGAAATTGATGATTCATTGCTCTCCCCTGACAATGATAAAAACAATGACAATGACATAATTGAATTGGACGATGATTTGTTATCTAATAAGGATGATACCAAAATTGCTGTTAAATCGGTTTTTAGTGAAAAACTAAAGGAAACGTTGAAAGAGGTTAGGGATTCTTTTAAGATTGAAGTCTAAATTTTAATTATTTCATAGGAGGATATTTCAAATGAAACTTAGTAAAGATGAACTTATTGCCTTGCTGAAAGAGCAAGCGTCTGATGTTTTAGCAGGAGATGAATTTTCTGGTATTGTAAAAGATACCGTTCAGCAAATGATCAAAGACTTGCAGGATGATATTCAGATTCCTTTTAAACAAAAAGAGGTTAATAATCAACTCATGTTGAATCCAACATTGCAAATTAATGGTGGAATCATGAGTACTGCAAAGGGATCTGTTATCAACCTTAACAACAGAAGCAATCCTTGGATTCAGTGTTCAGATGAAATGACTGCCTGGGCCAAAGATTTTGCTGCATACCTGAAGACCGGAATAGTTAGTAAATTCCTGTCTGAAGCTATTGATGATGAAGGTGGTTATCTTGTGCCTGAAGAATTCCGCAACATCATGATCATGTATGATTCAGAGGATACGCTTGTTTGGAATCGGGCAACTGTATGGCCCATGACAGGAGAAAAAATTCAATTTCCGAAACTGCAACAAAATCCTGATGTAGATGATGCAGGATTTGATCACTTTGCAGGAGTATCTTTCGGATGGGTTGAAGAAGGTGGTGAAAAGCCTGAAACTGAACCTACATTTGGCATGGTTGAAATGATTGTTCACGAATTGGCAGGTTATACGGAAATCACCAATACCCTTTTGGATGATTCAGTACTTAACTTAGTTAATTATTTGACTCGTCTTTTCAGAGCAGCATGGTATTGGTACACCGACAAATCTTTCATCCAGGGTACAGGAGGAAAACAACCTCTTGGTATTATCAATGATCCTTCAACTCTTTCTGTTTTCCGTCAGACAGCCGATAATATTGAGTTTCAGGATACCTTGAATATGGAAGCACGTATGCCCTCTGTGTTTGACAATGGTGCTGTCTGGTTTATTACAAAAAAAGGTCGTGCATCCCTTCGTGGACAGACAGTAACATCATCTTCTAAAGAACTTGTTTTGCAGGAGATGTACGGTCAGCATACTCTTGGGTATGATATGACAATCCTGGGCAAACCTGCTTTCTTGGCAGATGGTAAGATTCCTGCTCTTGGATCTACTGGAGATCTCATTCTTGGAACGTGGTCTTATTACTACGTTGGTTTCCGTCAGGATTTTAGTATGGACTCCTCACGCCATTTTAAATTCCGTAATAATAGAACGGCCTTGAGATGTTCTGGTAGGCTTGATGGTCAGGCAGCAATTCCGCAAGCGTTTGTAATTCTCAATGCTGCCACTTCCTAATTAAATTATTACTGGAAGGAAATGTCTTAACAAAAAACTAATTTTTAAATAACTTGTTACGGAGGATAAAATCATGTTTGATATGCTTAACAACTATAAGTTCGGGTACTTTCAGCAAGCCGTTTCGGATGCTGCTGCTGCTGCTGCTAATGCACCAGATGATGATGGTGTAGATCTTTGGACAGCCGGACAGTTGCCCAATAGTCTGTTGATTTTGGCTGATGTTGGTTCTGTTGGTACGGATGGAACTTTAGATTTAATTATTCAAGATTCTGAAGATCAATCTACTTGGGATGAAGATTTTATTACAGTGGAGCAGATTGATGCAGCAGGTCTTTATCTCATTGAGGTATATGATCCTAATCGTTATGTCCGAGTTAATGTTACTGTTGGTACTGATGCTGTTGTTTGGTCTTGTTTGTATATGACCTTTGAAAATCAACGTAGACCAGTAACTCAGGTGGGAACTGTTCCTACCTTGACTTATGGTACTGGCAGAACTCCCAAAGTGTCTGCTACTTAAAATTTTCTGGTTTGTAAAATAGTAAACCGGAATGAATAAATGGGGGTAGATATTTCGGTATCTACCCCTTTTTTTAGAGAGGTTACTATTATGAAAAACGAATATAGTTTAATAGATCGAAATTTAATAAGACGATTTGGAAAAATTATTGTTATTTTAGATGAATCTGTTGGAGATCGTTTTGTTAGAGAAAATAAAGCAAAGAAAAGAGGTTCTGGTACAGAAAAAGAAAAATCATTACATTTTCCTCCTTCTAATAAAGCAATTTTTTATCCACCTGAAGAAAAAACTTTTGAAGAAATAGGTAATGATAATAGTATTGTTAGGTATCCTGGGCCTAAAGATAAATTATTTTCTCACATTGCAAAGTAAGAGGTAGATTATGTCTTTAAATAAAAATGCATTAATAGATAGTACATATTATTTTCAAATGTCTGATAATGAAGATTTGCTTGAAGATGAACGAGCAAAGAATATGATTGAAGATATAATTAATGCTGTATCAACTCAATTTGAAAAATTTTGTAATCGAGTTTTAGTGGAAAGAACATTTACATATCTTACAACTGATACAGTTAATTATGATATTAATTATCTTAATTACTGTATTTTTGATGCTCCTAAATTAGCTTCACTTTATTTCCCAACTTATCCTGTAACAACTTTAACTAAACTTGAAATAAGTGGTATTGAGATCTCAGCAGCAGCATCAGATGATTATGATGCTTCTGAAGGTTATATTCTTTATAGAAATAATGGTAGAATAATTTATAGTCCAGGTTTTGATTTTCCTTATTTACAAAATGTAAAGATAATTTGGAAAGGTGGTTATAATGATGATCATCCTGAAATGTCAGATCTTAAATACCTTTGTTATATGGCAATTAAAAATTATGTAAATGCTCCTGATAATTCTATGATGGAGTCAGAGCGTATGGGAAACTATACTTATAAATTAATGTCTCCGTTATTTCAAAAAGAGTTAAGGGGCTATTCTCCTCAGATATTTGAGAATTTAATGAAATATAGAAAGGTGGCTTTTGCATGAGTTATTCAGGATTATTAGCTCATAGGTGTGATATTTATAGAGTAGCTGCAACTGTTTCAACTGCTCATGGATATACCACTCCTAAAACTTATACTCTTTTAAAATCAAATGTTAAATGTAGAATTCAAAATCTTTTTGAAAGCTCTGCTGGATTAAGAATTCAGACTTCAGGTATTACAGCAGAAAATGATTATCTTGGATTCTTTTTAAAGGATGAAGATATTGTAAAAGATGATAAGGTTGTTTGGCAGGGTAATGAGCTTTTTGTAAAACCCGTTGCTCCTTTATATGATAGCACAGCAATACATCATAAAGAAGTTTACATGGGATTGTCTGAGACTTAATTATGGCTACTAATCAAGCAAAAGAAGTTATTCAAAAAGAAATTGTAAATTTACGTAGGGTTGTTAAAGGTAGTAAATTAGGCAAACATATAACTGATAATATTTTAATACCAATTTTACAAAAATTAGATCCTATAATTGATGAAATACTTGATTGGATGGGTTTTCTTTTACAGGATGAAATTCAATATCTTTTATCTACAGCATCACAAGGAGGAGATACTTACGAAATTTATTATGTTGATACTTCTATGCCTTATGGTCAAAAGAGTGTAAAAGTTGGTGAATATACCGCTTCTGAAAAAGG